TTGCTTTAAAAGTTTCAGAAGCTAATTCTTTCTTTTTAGTTAATTCAGAGGTGGTCATAAGTCTTTTACCATCCAAATTTGCAAGGTCAAATCTTCCCGGGTCTGTGAATATACTTGGTGCAGCTGAGTAAGCATATTCACCTAATATAGTTGTAAAAAGATTTATTAATGTGGATTTACCTGTCATACCTGTTCCGAAGAAAAAGTAGCCTGTTTGTTCTGAAACCTCTCCGGTCAAGCAATAACCACTCATGCGTTGTATAAAGTTATACATATCTATATTGTTATTAATACAGGCATTTAGGAACTTGTTAAAAGTCACAGGTTCTCGTAAATCAAAGTGGCATGGTGCTATTTTTGAACAATATTTATTCTTATCATGTGGCAATAGTTCTCCGGTTTTTAAATTAACAATTCCGTCAAGACAATTAATGATATAAGGAATATAATCAAATTTGCCGTCATATTTCATTTTACTTATAGACATATCAACTATGTTTTTAGATTTAGTATTATTACCAATAGTAGTTATATCTTTTATAAAACGATTACGAACTTTTGCGTCTTTAATATTGTTATTAACTAATTCTAATAAATAATCACTAACAGCTTTGACATGACTTTGAATTTCCTTATCGTTCGTGCATTGCCATTGAATACCTGTCCACACATACCATTTTTGTTTTAGAGTAGACCATATAATTTTATCTTTATTTAATTCAGAAAATATGTCTGACAAAAAATCTTCATTAAATAAACATGTTTGATTAAGAAATCTTTCACCTAAATCGGAGAGTCTGTCAAGTTCTTTCTGTCCAAGAGTATCATAGACTGTTGCCAAGTCGTCTTTTAACAATTCAGCTGTAAAAACTGTTGGTGGAGTATATACTTCCGAACAATCTACAACAGCCTTTTGAATGGTTCTTTGTCTGTAATCTTTACGCTCCCATTTATCACGCATTAAGGGACTTTGTCTGAACCAATAGTCTATTCTCTGTTCGTCTCTGCCACAATAGAAAGCGAGTTTATTGCAGAGTGCTTGATCTTGTTCAGAGTGGTGTTCAGAACTTGGAACAGTCCATAACTCGGCAAATTTCTTGTCCTTCATCATAACTTCAAAAAGGTCATGGTCAGATATATCAACTTTTACCACAGGTCTAAACTCTCTCTCTTTCTCTTGTGGAAATATTTCAGAACAGAGAGTGTTCAATTCGTCCTGTCGGTTCTCTATCGGTAAGTCCAAGAGCATGTTCTCGGTGACTGCTATAAACCTACCACTATCATAGATTTCTATTTCCTGTCCTTCAACTGTTATTCTGCACCTTTTCGTTTGTTTGGTGGCAAGTATGAATATGTGAACACCTGCTGCGGACTGCGAGTATTCTGTGTATGAATTAAACCTGTCTATAATTGTTTGTGCGTATGGTTTAACCACACCATTTTCAATACAGTGGTCAAGGTCAATAACGGTTATGAAAGCATTCTGTGAATCTAACACAATTCCAACACCGTCAAATCTCTTGGTTTGTGCCAAAGCTCCCTTACAAGTGTCGTAAGTCTCCCATGTTTCTTTGTCATTTGTCGCTGCCGGGAGACCATTGAATTGATAGGGAACTTTGCCACGCTTTGGGTCCTTTTTCCATAAAACCCATTGTTTTGATTGCTTTAAATCAGAGTTAAGCAAATGGATCTATAACCTCTGTTGTTGTGGCAGCGACCTTGTCAATAAAGACATTTTGATAACCTTTATTGTTTGTTTTAATAGTAATAATGGCTTCTTTATCTAAGTATTGTGCATGTGTGGAAACATCCAAGAACTCTCCAAGTGTTTTACATGCCGGATTAAGTTTTTTAGAACATTGAGAAAGAGCCTTAATGGCATAAGTGTATTTCTCTGTTCCGTTTTCACTTGGTGCCGGTATATTCATATTCTGCCAAATAATTCTCTTTGCAAATTGCCCCTCTGTGACTAACCATTTGATAGTTAAGTCCTTTCCCCATGCTTTTTCATCAATAACTATGGTATCTAATTTACATTTGTATTTCCCGTCAGGGATTTTCTCAAAGTCTGTGGAACTGTCAACAACGGCTCCTAAATAATCAAATTCGCTCATTTAAATAAAATCTCCTTATTGATTTGATATTGTTTTTCTCTACTTATTATTCCGTGGGCTTTACTGTGACAAGTTGGACATAATAAGAGAATATTATCAATAGTATCTTTTCCACCTTCTGAAATAGGTGTTATGTGGTGTGCATTAAATCCACCATTATATTTATCCATAAAGTTTGAAAAATAAGGCTCTCCACACAAAGCACATTTGTTATTAAACAAGTTTTTTATAACACTTGATATGATTTTATGATTAAATTTATATGGTTTGTGCTGTTTTTGACAGAATGGACACCATTTTTGAGTTGTATATCCTGCGTTCCAAAAAATACATAGCATTAATTTTCCACAATCTTCACATTTTTTATAATCCATGTTGCAAATAGCATTATTTATATTCATTTGATTATAATCATATTCATTGTTTTCAGATAACCACCAAAAATATAATCTTATAAATATTTCTCTTTCATATTCATATCCGTTTTTATGTGTGACAAGAAACTTTCTTATAGAAAAAGTGTCAGTTTTTTTCCAATGTTCGTTTATAAAGTCAAGATATGACATAATAGGCTCTGCTACAATTTGATAATCAGAGTTTTGCATTAATTGTTCATCAGGAAAACAAATGTAATCACATGTTTCATCTTCTGAAAACATAAACCAACCGTCTTCATATAAATAGTGTGTTCCAAAGTATATGTCTTCAAAATAATTACCTATATCTCCCGGTCCACCATTAAAATAAGAAAACCCTTTTGTTTTATGATAATAATTGTTAGGAAAATTTTGGTATATTTCGTCTTTGGATTTTTGAAGAAAATCATCTGTAATAGCTTTGTTATTACTTGTTCTCCCTCTCCTATCACTAAAACAAACTACACCGTGCCATCCACAACAACATTCATTTAACCATTCAATAAATTTAATAATAGGATATTTGGTGATAGGATTATTCATTTTTGAAATACTCCTTAAATATCTTATAATCAAGCGGTAGTGTGTCGGGTAATTTTCCTGTTCTGTCCTTTGCAAGATAAGACTGTGTAGGTTGTGCTCTGATTACTCTTATATCTTTGCCTGTTTCGTCCACAGCATAATCAAGATAGAGAATTAAAGGTATATCTGCTATGATTTTAGATAAAGCCTTTTCCGGAACACTTGGAACGGTTTGGTATTGGACTTGACCGAGCCTGTCGGTTTCCTGTTTCTGTTTTCCATGGGCGACCATAACCACGCCATAAGGAAGAGATTTGAAACCGTCCACCAAGTTGTAAAATCTTTGGTAAATCATAGAGTAAACCCTTCCGTGTCCTTTGTCTTCACTCTCGTGGGTTATTCCCATATCTCTTAACACCTCTTGTCTGACTATTTCGTAGAATCTGTCAAGAGTGTCAATAATTATGGTTTTGAACTCGTTCTTTTCAGTCCTTAACAGTTTTCCCGCTTCTTTTATTTCAGCGACTGTTGTTATTGGGATTTGGTAGGTGTCCAAACAGTCAAGTCCTCTTTCAGTTGCTAAAAAAAGAGCCTTGGGGAATTGACTGCAAAAGGTAGATTTGCCAATTCCCGGGTCTCCATAGATAAGCATACATAATTGTTCTGTGTTATTCACAGCCTTGGTTTTTTCGGTTGGTAATTTCATTTCGTCCATCCTTTGTTTTTAATAAAATCATTAAGTGTGTGCTCGTAAATCACATAAGCACCGTTTTTGTTTCCCGGCACAGGCTCGCAGTAAAATCCAAGTTGTGATAATACACCTTTTCCGGTTCTGATTTGATATGTGAGAGTGTTCCGAGAGACTCCCAATATCTTACCTGCTTGTTCCGGAGTTATCTTTTTCATATAATCTACTCCTTATCTTTTCTTTTCTGTGGAACTGAATATTGTCCCAAATCAAATAAATAATTATAAATAAAGGAACACCTAAGGCAAAAGCCCAAGGCACTCCCACATCAATTAAAAATAAAATGTTTTCCATTATAAAACTCCTATAAAATAAAGGAAAGTGCCGTTAAGCACTCCCCTTTTGTCGGCGTCTGGGTGGTCTCCCCATCCACACACCAATAATTCCCTTGCGAACAGGGAATTTCTTGAATTCATTGGCATAAACTTCGCCAAAGAATTCAAACTCAAAATCCTCTCCAAACAGAGAAATCAATTGTTTTTCCAATTTCTTTGTTTGGTGTTTAAAAGCTCTCCAAGAGGACTTTTTCAAGTTCCTCAATCTCACAAGAGTGTATTGGGAACCTTTCTGAACTCTAACCATTGTGGGAACGGTGTATTGGTATAAATCCCCGCAAATCTCACACTTTTCCCCTGTAAAAACGGGAGCGGTTTCAGAGATTACCATATCATAGAAATTCATAAAAATCTCCTATAAAAATCACGCTCTCTGCACTGACACCACAACACAGAGAACTCATTTTGTTGTCCTTTCCTTCATTATTCCTTGCTACTCTAATTTCACAAGGTGATTATTAATCTTTTCATAGAACTCAATCGGGTGCTACTCTACTCCGTGGCTACGCAGTCCTTCGGTAGCTCTTAGGATTTTCGTCACCATTTGATTGGGTGTGTTTAATGATACAACGCAGTTGCCCGTCATCATCAATTATATTATACCACGCAACTGCCAGTCTTGTCAAGTCCAAAAGCCTATATTTTGTAATATTTTGTAATATTTTTTAATATTTTTTGATTTTTTTATATTTTTAATGGTATAATATTAGTGTAATAGGGGGTGCAGCTGCTTATGACTATTGAGGAAAAATTAAAAAAATACATTCTTGACAAATATGGTTCTATCTATAATTTTGTAAAAATAACCGGGATTAATGATACAACTATTAGAAGTATATTCAAAAGAAGTGTGCTAAGAGCTTCCGGAGAAATATTGTGTCAGATTTGCACAGCTCTCAATATAGATTTTTATGCTCTTATGAAAGGAGAAATAAAAGAACAGACAATAGGCGTTTCTCTTACCCACAAAGAACTTTCACTTATAGAGGATTATCGGGCACTTGATGATTTTGGAACAAATGCTGTGGATACTATACTTACTATTGAGAAAGACAGAAATGTATATTATGATAATAAAATAAGGTATATATATAAGCCTTTAATGTGGCAGTCGGCAGCAGCGGGAACAGGTGACACAATAGACCCTTACGCCGAATCTGAAACAGTTAAGATAGCAAGAACTCCGGAAAGTGAAGCGTCAGACTTTATAATCATACTGACAGGAGACTCCATGGAGCCCACATACTCAGATCATGATTACCTTTTAATCCACAGTCAACCCTCTGTCCGTGTAGGTGACATTGGTTTATTTGTTTATCAAAATGACGCCTTCGTAAAAGAGCTTGGCAATGACGGTCTTATTTCCCATAATAAGAATTATGATTTGATTAAGATTTATGATGAGGATAGTTTTCATTGTGTGGGTAAAGTCTTAGGTAAAACGGAGATTGTAAAAGAATGAAACTTGCTAACGGATACGGTTCAGTTTATAAGCTCTCGGGAAAGCGTCGGAAGAAATGGATCGTGCGACTTCCTTATTCAGAGGAAAGCAGAATCAACGGAGAGAAACGAAAGATCTTAGGTTATTACTCCACCAAAACCGAGGCTCTTAATGCTCTTATGGAGTATCATAAAAATCCTGACATATATCTTAACAGAGAAACCACACTAAGGAAAGTATACGAGATTTGGTCACCAATTCACTATAAAAAGCTAAATCCGGGGACTGTGGATATGTATGAATACACTTATAAAAACTTGACACCACTCTTAGACATTCCTATTAATGAAATAAGGTTGTATCATTTACAGAATTTCATTGACGGTGTAAAGCCTGTTTTAGCTAAAAAGTCTAAAATTTTACTCGGTTTGTTGTTTGATTATGCTGTCATGAACGACATGTGCGTTAAATCTTATGTTAAAGGAATAGTTTTACCTGAGGTAAAGCAACAAGTGATTAGAACGAATTATACAAGAGAAGAAATAGACAGGTTATGGGAATGCTCGGATAATCTTAATGCCAAATATAGTCTTATTCAATTATACACAGGGATGAGAGTAAGTGAAGTCACTCAAATGAAAAAAGAGAATGTTCATATTGATGAAAGATATATGATTGGTGGGTTAAAGACTAAAGCAGGACGAGACAGGACTATTCCAATATGTAAAAAGATACTGCCTGTAATTAAAGATTTATACGACAATTGCACGACTGACAGGCTCTTGAATGATTATAGGTGTAAACAAAGTGTGTGTAATGCTATTAAAAAATATAACAAAGAAATAGGTATTGAAAGACATGGAACTCATGACTGTCGTTATACTTTCGTGTCTCTAATGGAAGAATTGGGTGTTCCCTTATTGACTACACAGAAAATAATAGGACACTCTGCCAAGAACTTAACACAAGATTTATACACTAAAATAGATTTAGATAACTTATTAGAAGCTGTGGATAAATTAGAGTAAAAAAAATGACGCCCCACAAAAGGTAAACGAAAAAAGCGAGGCGTCGGGTAATGAAGGAAAGTTGTAAATAACTAAAGGAGATTTCATGAAAATACTACAAAAAACCAATTATATTATAACACATTTTAGAAAGTGTTGTCAAATGCTAACGAGTTGCTAACAAATTTAATAAAAAAAAGGGATTTTACACACGAAATTCAAGTATCATTATGTTTGAATGGTATATTCCGTTCGTAGATATAGTTGTCACAGAAATTAAAATTAAGCACGAAAATAGGGGATTTCTGTATATTACGGTGATTTAGTTGCTAACACGGTTGCTAACAATTTAGTCAGCGTCAACCAATGTGAATCTATATACACCAAATTTCCCGGCAGTAAACAAGTCAATACCACCGGCTATTCCTGAGGGTTCTCTCATAGTGTCTACTTCTTTAAACAATATCTTAATGTTTCCAACAACAGGTATTCCTTTGGCATAGATAACATAGTTGTCACCTTCTTTTTCACATAATGCGAGTAATAGCTTTAAAATTAAACTCATAATTATTCTCCTAATATTTAGTCTCATTTTCTAAAAAGTCTCATCTATGGTCAAATCTGACCCTTTTTTGTGTGTCCCTTAGGCGTCTTGGGACGGTGTCAAAAAATAACAATAATAAGAGGTTCCTCCTAATTATTTTTCATATAAATTTTATACTAATCAAAGTCGCCTTCATTAATTAATACCTATAATTTAATTGGCTTAACAGACTTTTTCAGTTTCTTGGTGAGGTCTTGCCTGATTTTGTTAAGATCTATATTCTTTCCGGGACAGGCTGTTGCTTTGACCTCTCTATGTCCAAGAAATCCATTGCTTGTGCAAAACTTTTGTTCAAGAGTGCAAATAGCATTTATAAGGTCATCATATAGTTCAGGACTTAATTTGTCTTTTTCGTAGTTTCCCGGAATGCATAAGCCAATATAACCATTGTTGTATTTGTCAACTCCGGCGTGGGCTCCTTGATAGAATAAAGAGCGTCCTGTTTTGAGGTGTCCACGCCCATTGTCATCAATTTCTAAAACATAATGATAACCAATGTCACCCCATTTGTTGTTATTGATGTGGGCTTTTCGGATCTGTTCCACCTTTTCTTTGGTATTGCCCGCCGTGTGATGAAGCATGACACCAAACCATTTGCCACTATGTCTTTTCATTTTTGTCACCTCTGAATATTAGTTTGTCAATCCAAAAGAAAATCACACCACCTATCAAGTTTGCCCAAAAGGCACAAACCCAGTCTGATTTAGTTCCGATTACACTTGTGCCTTTGATAACACCTATAACTATTGCAAGTATTGGACTTGATAATTGCCAACGACAAAGATAGAGAAAGAACCTAATCAACTACTATGTCCTCCACAACTCCCTTGTCTGTGTCATATACAACCTTATAGATAGACCATAAATTACTTTCGTCAGTTTTTACATAAGATGATAAGTCTAATTTCTCAATCTCGCTTAAAGTGATTTCATCATCTTCATACAAGAAAAGTGTGTCGTCTATTCTATAACATTCAGTCATTAAAATCAATCTCCTTTATCAGTTCTTTCGCCTCTTTACCGAAGTCAATAAGTTTATTTAGAAAGTGCAAATCCCACTCGTCATAATAAGTAGTTATAACTTTAACTTTATCTCTCAACTTATCAACTCTCTGTTTTGTCTCACTCGTCATTGGTATCTCTACTCCTACTTATTTTTTCTATTGTCTCGCAAAACCTCTGATGAGTTTGCGTCCTTTCCTCTGAATTTAGTCTCTCTTGTTCACCAATATATTTTATAAAATAGTAAAGTGCTATTAATAATATAACACCACTCCCACACCCATTTAATAAGTTAATTACTTCCGTTGTCATTTCCGTCACCCTCTGTTAGAAATTCCACAATAAAATTCTCAATATACTCATTTAGTTTCTGTTTGTTTTCAAATACAATAGGCTCGTCCTGTTCTGTGGTCAACTCGTTATTTTCCGGTATGTCTATAAATTCTCCGTTTACCCATTGTTTCATACTCTCACCCCCCATAACTGCCACTTAACTGCTACTGTGTTTGTCGTTGTAGTCGTTCTACTGTTTGCACTTAATATGAAACTTGTGGCAATATCATTAATATTATTATGCTTAGTACAACCGAATTTAGTATTATAAATACCACCCGCATAGTTTCCACCTATATAATCAAAATCTGTATTAGTTGTGTTTATAATCCAAGTAGGTATTTCAGAAAATCTTTCTCCTATAAACTTAAACCTTGTGTATGTATATACCGAGCCTGTGCTTGTTTGTAGTGGACTCATAGCACTGTAATCAACAGTATTACCTGTCATATTCATAAACAAGTATAATTTGTTATTTGTCCCGCCATCCGTTCTCGGAGCAACTTGCAATAACATAAATTTCTTTAAAGCAAAATCATTGTTATTGGTATCTTTATTGATAACATACCTTGATACAGGTGTTGTGTCGTCTGTGTTCTCTGCTATCAACTCCCATAAATCACCTTGTATGTGTAAGTCCTCGCTTGTCTTGTTTCCGACTAATTCCACGCCGTTTATACTTGGCTTGTTTGTCACATAATTATAATTCACAGCGTCAGAGACATTTACACTAACAGGAGCGTCCTCAACTACATTTACTCTGATTGTATCACTCATTTTGTAAAACCACCTCTTTGATTATAAATTTGGTTGGTGGAGTTAATGTCACTCCGTCAGTTATATTCTTGAAATCATACCAATAAACACCCACAGGAAGATTAGTTTCTTCTTCTGTTAAGGCTATTGTGTATGAGCTCTCGTCATTGCCTGTTATGGTCTTGGAGATCAACACATCTTCATCAGAATCAGTCACGGATTTTTTTACCGAAAACTTAATCTCCACACCGGAAGGAACATCGTAATCTTCGCCTTCGGCGTCGTAAAACTCAACCAAAAAGGTCTTGTTGTTGTTCTTAAACACTTCCATTTTACATATCATCTCCTCTCAATATTTTATGTTGTGAATTTCTTAAAATCTTACCTGCTAAATTCCTTAGTATCTTGCCACCTCTGACATATACATAAGAAAGAGTGTATTTCATACCGTCAATGATACCGTATCTTGCTTGGTTGTATTCTACAATCAACGGTTCTCGCTTATGCTCGTTAATTCTCCAACCTGTGCGATTTTGAACCAATTCTCCGTCCTCAATAATATAATTCGGTTTTCCGGTTGCATGCAGTCTATCTATAATAGCGGTTTGGTTGCCGTAAGTGACATTATATGTGTCTCTGTATGCCCCGAAAGTATCTATATATTGTATAGGTAATTCGTTGACCGTTATTTCTGTTTCTGTCACAACAGGTTCACCATTAATTATCTCTGTGTTCTGAACCGTTTCTTGGTGTGTAGTCTCCAAGAAAGGAGAGTGCTCTTTGACATACCCTTTAGGTCTCGGAGAAAGGAGCTTGTTAGTGACACCGTTATACATAGCACCATAAGAGCCTTTAATGTGAATACTATTACCTCTCCAACTATCTACACTCCAATCGTTTCCGTTCCAATAGGATTTCAACAATCGGGAGGGGTTTCCGCATAAGACCCAATCCACATAGGGAGTGGTTGTCACATTTTGACACCATTCACCGTTTAAGACTTCTGTTGAGCAATCCAAATAATGGACTCTTGTAAATTGACCGGCGTAGAGAGATTCAATAGGATATAGTCCGTCACTGTCCGGATCATAAATTTTAGCATTCCATTGAAATTCGCCCAAGTCGTCTCGTGGGAATATAACAGGACATTTGTTCTCAGGTTTGTTTAAGTCACCGTTGGAATAATCTCCCAATCCCATTAATGTCAGATTTTTAATAATACTTTCTTCATGTTTTGGATATCTGACACGGACAAGCTCCGGTATGTCTCCACACCTTGCACCGTTTATGGCAACTGCAACGAATCGACTGTCGTAAGTATCCCAGCTGTCAATTCCTTGGTCTTCACTCCAACCCGGATTATGATCGCCGCAATACTCCATTTTCTTAAATTCGGTTCCGCATTGAAAGATTAGCTCATGTTTTGGAATGTCTTTGGAATAATATTCTTGCTCTATGACCTTTAATTGGTGATACTCGTCAAAATCATAGTCATTGTTTCCCAGTTTCCACTTAGCTTTTTCGCATTCGACACCGACCTTTCCTGTGTCCGTTTTAATCCTAAACCTAAAATAGTTTTGGTCGCTGTCGCTACCGATGAAAGTATAGCAATGGATTTGATACCCTGTGGAAATCTCCGTGAAATACAAATCCACTCTGAAATTTTGCAACTTATGGTAATCAAAAGTCGTTTGCCAACTGTTTGTTAATGTCACTGTATCCAACGGCGTTTCAATAGTCGGATTAAGCAGAGAAACAGTAGCATTGGTCAGAGTAAAATTCACACTGTTGAGATAGTAGAACATGGAATATTCAAGAGGCGGCCCCTGATAAGTTTGCTTTTCGCTTGTCACCAACCCACTATAATAAACGGGGTGTCTGAATTGGTCGTAGACCGGATTTCCTTGTGCGTCTTTCACTTGGTCGTAGTATCGAAAGTCATTGACAGAAGCGGTTTCAACCCAATGAAGAGTTAAGTTTTGCATATTAATGTCAGGCGAAAGAACACTTTTCAATTCTCCAAGTTTAATTTTTGTGTTTGCGGGAATGGGGATTTTAACCCTTCCCACAATGTTAGGTAAATAACCTATGTGTGTCTGAGCCTGTTCATTGAGATACCACACACCACATTCAGGGTCTTCTTCGTCATCTGTGTCTTTCAGAAGAGTATAGTTTTCAACTTTCAAAAAACCTAAGCACTCATCACTTATTCCGACACCGCCACCATTACAGGTGAGCATATCATAGCAATTTGTTATACCGTCAAATTTGGCAATCCATGTGTGACCGTTGTTTCTCTTTGCTTCTCCTTTTCCGAAAGGCTTATAAATCAGTTGTATATCGGGCGTATATGGTTCAACAGTTTCAACAATGGCGCCTTCTTCTTCCGTTTCCACAATCTTTGTAAAAGATGAGGACATATATCTGAAATGCGTCCAATGTGCCTGTCTGTATTCCGTGTGGGCTAAATAATTGTTTTGGTCATTTTCGTCCAAATACTTATTTCTGTATCTGTCTTGATAAATATATGCTCCTTCTGAGTTGGCATATACATAAGCGTTCTCACCGCTACCTATTAATTCGCAGTTGTAATATTGCCAATTATTAATAGGGCATAACACTTTTTCATTAAGTTTTAATAAGCCTGTCCCATATCTTCTGGTGAAAGAGTTGACATTAATTTTCATTTCTGTATTAATACAGTCATGACATGTCGAGGGTCTGAAATGCTCTCCGTCTCTCTCGTCTTTTTCTTCCAAACCGTTAGCGTCTTTGGTGGATAACATGGTATAATCGTTAAAATCTTCGGGATTGTTAAGAGTCACATTCCCCAGCTGAGTAGGGATAGGCTTGTCATTTCCTAATTTATATCCTGCTCCCCCCGTTTGGGAGTTATAACTATCCCTGTGACCTTGTGAACAATTACAAACTAAATTTGATACATTTCCTTCTCTTCCGGGAAAATTGATTTGGAAATAGGCGTTGTTTGTGAAATAGAAATAAGGACTTTCCATACCTTTCCAGCCCACATTTTCACAGTGAGCGGTGAACTCACATTTTGCCCTTTTGGGCGTCATGGTGTCATCCTCGTCTATAATGTTTAACTCAGGGTTGTCAACAACATATCTGTAATATAAGCATTCTGTGGTTGGCTTTTGCCAAGAGAAACAGACACCGTTCAAATTACTGCTAAAACCTATGGCCTCCGGAACAAAATCCACAGACATACTGTTATGGTATGTGTGAGCACTACTTGACCCCATGGGCGTTTCTTGGCTGTCAAAAGTCACGGAATACTCACCGTCTGGGAGAAGTATATCACCACGGAATCCATTTCCGACAGGGTCTCCTCCCGTGTATCCGGCTGTTGTAATAGATTGGTCCACACTCGCATTCAGCTGTAAATGTTTGGTTTCAACTCTGAGATTATAAATATCCGGTGAACTTGAGCTGAAACCATACTCACCGTTGAAATAATAGTCGTAAGCATTGGTTTCGTCATAAGTGACGGTCAAACGACTTGAAGTCGTTCCGTGAAACAGATCATTTCTGTAATAGTCGCTCCCGTCATAATCTATATTAAACTTTTCCTTATAGCCTGAGGTGGCTTTTATCTCAATTTTAATTCTTACCGTGTTTCCGGGGAGCTTTAAGGAGCCCCCTGTCCAATTAATCAACCATACAGGTTCCGGCGGGAGAGCCGAAAAATCCATTGTATAGAGTATTGTAAAGCTTACGGCACCCATGCCATAACCTGAGCCGAAAACATAATAAGGGGCGATAGCAAAATTATAAACATTGGGAACAGACATATTCTCAAAAGGCTTATAAATCGTTTTACTCCCCTTATTACAACTGACCCAATATTCTTTATGGTAATTCACACCGTCTATTTTATTTAAAATGGGACCCGAATAGTTCCCTATGGGGCTAATTGGCATAATAACTCCTATGTATGCAGTGTTGTTTCAAACACCAACTCTTCTTTTTCCTCATCAATACAATATATTTGTCCTTCACTGTCACAGTGAATAAATCTCGCTTTACAATACATACCTTCTACCTGTCTCGGTGGTTCTGCACTTGTATCCTTGTCTTTCCAATTATAATCATATCTGACTTTAAACTTAAAGGACTTGCCTCTGTTGGTCGGAGTATGCTTGTATTTGGTTGTCTTACTGTTTGTTTCAGTAGTCTCTTGTGTTTTTTCACCATACTTTATACACCATTTTTGTGATGAATTGGCAAGATTAGTGAAATCAATCTCGTTTTCAGTCCAACCATTATTCTTTAAATCTTTCATAATTACCACCTATACAATATTAAATTGGAGGGATACCTGTTATGGCAGAAAAATCCACAGGGGTATAATAGTAAGTTCTCACGCTGTTAATATCTTTATAAGGTTTGTAGAAACCACCGTGTTCAGGTTCAGGTGTGACCTCGTTTACTGTTATAGAACCGTCCTGATTGTTGGTAATAGTCACATCTCCTGTAAATACTGCTTTACCTATCTTGTTGGGGTCTGTTGTATAGAATGCTCCTTCCGGAAAAGGTTGGTTTGGTAATTGGTGCCAGTGCAAATCTGCTCCCTTGCTTGTTTTTTCCGGTGTGGGGTCTTTCCACATATAATTCCATGATGATATAATTCTGACTTTGAAATTTGCTTTAATTGTTATAAATAAGAGTTGTCCGCCGATTGCAAATTCAGGCGTCATGGTGAGACCTGTGCAAAGAACCGTTTCAGGTGCGAAAGTGTGCCAAGTGTCTTCATTTATGCTGTTAAAAGCCTGTCGTGCGTATTTGGCAAATCCTATGTAATCAGCTCTGTATTTAGGTGTCTGAGAACTAATATAATTAAGTTTATAAGTCACATTATAATTCAAAATAGGCTCTTTTGCTTCTATTGTCTCCACATAAGGATTGTTGTCACTTGTTGTGTCTATTTCCCATTTCATATAATATGGTTTTCTATAAATCTGTTCATCTGTGGAAATATCTAACTGCATATCACCGGTAAAACCTTCGGAAGTATAGTTTATGGTCGCCTCGCACATTCCGTTTTCTTTCTCTTCAAATGATATGTCTTCACACCTGCAATATGAATAAGCAAGAGACCATGAATCCCCTTGTTTTGGTAAAAGACCACCAATTACAGGCATAACTCCTGTCTGTCCTTGGAAAGTCCCTGAAGGAATACCCTCTTCAACCCATTTATATGGAAATCTCCGAGCTTGCCAAGTTCCTGTGACACCTTTGGCATTTACTCGCAGTTGTCTTGATCCGGGAACTTCCACAGAACTGTAATTATTCTCCCATGGTTTGACAGACCTTTCACTTATAATATCAGTCGGAACTGTTGTTGTATCATTTGCCATTGTTGTCACTCTCCAATTTCTTTAATGCTAATTTCATATATCTTTCGTAAGTCTTGGAACTCTTTACACTTGCCAATAATTCTTTTGTGGGTCTAAGTAAATAATATGCCGGATGTGATACTAATCTTTTGTTTGCCTGTATCTTTTTACTTGCCCCCCTTGTATTATACCAATCTTGTCTAAAATGTCTCCCTGTGCCTCGCTTTGCTGTTATATTTACAGTCTTTTTATGATAATAACCACCACCTTTGTTTAACCAACGGTCTAACCATGTATCAACTGTTATGGTAGCTATTGTATATTTAGCAGGTTTCTCTTGAATTGAGGCTCTTGTCTTTCCGGTCTTAACAGGCACTCGTTGTTTGGCAAGATTTTTAGCTTCAACTACTATCTTATTGACAAAATATTTAGAACCTTCCATTGTTTGAGTTTCCATAGCATTAAAATTCTCTTGTAATTCCAAAGCTACATTATATATTCCAAATTTCCACTCTTGCTTTTTGGTAAGTCCTTTTCGTGCCATTATATACTCTCCAAGAAGAAATTAAAAGATACCACACCAAGATATACACTGTTCCCCATTTCAGACACCATATTATCACCCAAATCATGGTAAATCATGTTCCAATTTTCTATTTCAAATCCGTTATCTAAGGTTTCCACAATTAAATTAATCATAGTTTTGGTTTGGAGAGAGCTTTTGTCTTGGAAATATAAGTTAATGTTTACGGTTATGGTAGAACCCGGTTTTGTCTTATCTCCCCACGGAGATTCTGTCATGTCTCCAACCACAATATAAGGATATGTTTCTTGGTTCTGAGGGACATGGTCATATATCTTAATTCCGGAAATAGTTGTTATAGGAGAGAGAGCAGTCATTAATGCTTTTGAAAAATCTGTTAAAGCACTCTGATTAAATAATATCGCCATACTAATCTCCTGAAATTAATTCTCTTGAAACTCTGAGCAAGTGATATCCTCGGTCTTTCTCGTAAGTTTCCACATCATTTATATTATACTCCACACCGTCAATCTCTATTTTGTCTCCGGCAGTTATTCCCATAGTATCACACACTCTGCACAACACAGAAAGGGTTTTTATATTAAAAATAGCCTCGTTCTGAAACATCTCTCTTCCGTTTGACCCTATAATACTCACAGCACAAGGATGATTCCAAGTTGCCACTAATTCCTGTCCGCCAAAACCGTTGTCTTGATAAACATTGTGGATAAATACGCCCTTGTGTCTTAAATTTCCTATTGTTCCCATTAATAACCTCACTTAATAGCTTGTGCATGCATTGCCAACATTCTACCCACACAAGTAGACACATTGGTAGATACTGACTGTTTTTCAAGTGTGGAGTTCTCTCTGTTCTCATACCAATCACCGACTATCAGATTAATGCACTGTTGTAAGTATTTAATGTTTATCTTGGTTTGCATATATTCTATAACCACATTTGTGTATTCCTTCCAAAAGATTATACAATTATCATATATCATATAATCACTGTCGGGAATAGTGGTGTTATTGCTCTTAACGGACAGGACATTTCTAAATCTTGGCAGTTGTATTTCTTGATTGATCCGAACAGTATCCACACTTATTGTGGTCTTGCACTCTCTCACATTTCCGTTCACCCATTCCTCAATATAGTCAAGAGCGTTATTAGCATACATTTCAATTAATTCGTCCTCGTCCTCTGAATATACTCGTAAATGTTGTTTAATCAGATTTATACGAATAGGATTTTCTAAATAAATATTTTCTATTGTCATATTCTAATAGCCCTCCAAAGGAATATTCTGTAATATGTTGTCACTCTCTATATCACCTAATGTGCCTGTATTCTCTGCTATCTGTTGTAAATAACTGATAGCTTCGTTGTTTATGGAAGATTGAACTGTTTGTGCACCGGATTGACTGTAATTGAAAGCGTCCTGAACATTGGCAGCGGGAACCTTAATGGAATTTTCTATATTTGCCATTTCTTTTGCCACCTTGCCCCCAATTTCAGAGGCAAAACCACCATTTTTGTCGGCTGTTCTCCATTGTGCCATAACCTCTTCTTCGTTCCATATGCCTTTATTGGTGACTAAGTTTCGTAGTCCTTCGGCAGATTTTTTCCAACTTCCACCATTTAACGGATTAAAATTAAGAACTTTGCCCCAATTACTCATTCTGTTTAACATATTGTGGATTTTAATAATGGTTTGGAGTAGTGTCTCAAATGCTTGGTTTAAAGCATACACAAAATCAGTAGTCCCTGAAAGTTGCATTAATGTATCTGCAAATTTACCAAAGAAAGATACAACTAATACAAGTTTATTCCACAGTTCTTGGAAGAAAGCAATCACCTTGTCCTTATTATTCTCAATCCACTCAGAAATTACCTTAACCACTGCTTGTAAAAATATAGCGGCTTTTTGTAAAAACGGTAAGAGCATTGTTCCTATAGTGATTTTAAGATTTTCAAAAGTGGTTTGGAGTGCATTCATACGACCTTCATAAGTATTGGCATAGTTTTCAAGTGCCCCACGGCTCTGAATCATAGAGTTGGTTATCGCACGCATAACCTCATCAGGAGACATTGCACTAATTTTTTGGTATGCTTCTTGTGTGGAAATTCCAAGTTGTCGTTGTAAATTGCCTAAAACATCTATTCCGTTCTGTTGGAGTTGTAAGAGTTGTCTGCTTGTCACCTTTCCGGTCATCTTAATTCTACCCATCATGGTTGTAATAGTAGACATAGCAGAGTTAATATCACCACCCGCCTGAGCTGCCGCAGTGGACATATTGTATAACAAACTTGGGATTTCTTCGGCACTGTATCCAAAATCTAAAAGCGTGTGAGTAGCAGAAATTAAAGGGTCAACCTGAATGCCATAAGTTCCGGAAAACTCTCGGATCTGTTTCATCAGACTGCCACCGACTTGTGAACCTAACCTACTGTTAAGAATTGTTTGTAATTTCTCGGCTTCTTTGGCACTACCCACACACTCTTTGCCGAAACTCATAACCTGTTTACCGAGTTTGGTCAGTAAACCAATAGCACTCTTAACAGCTGCAATTATAGCACCTATTGCCACTCCCACAACTGCCAAATATGGACTTGCTGTTGCTATTCCGGCACCAAGACCTTTGAAAGAACCA